ATGGAACAGTCTGCTATCCCTTTTATTTTTTTGGCTGGAGGCTTTTGTTTTCAGCTTTGGTTTATTCATAAACGCCTTTCTGATATGGAAGATAGTGTTAAGATTATGATAGAGCAGCATTGGAGCATATTGAATCTTGTCACAGCAGAACAGGCTAAAGATATTTTAGCTAAAAATCCAAAGGAGGTCGAAAAATGATTACTCGTTTTGATTTATTTGCTTGTGTCGTTGCTATTGTTATTTGTGGCGGTATTTATTCAATTAAGGTTTTGGAAAAAACCATAGAGAAAATGTATGAGCAATTTTCCATTCAGGAATATAACCACCAGCTTTTACTAGACGCTGTTACTAGCGTTTGTGTTCTTGCTCCTGTTTCTGATTCTTTAAAATTGGAGGCCGAAAAATGATGTTTAGTGAATTTTTTGTTGCTATTATCATTGGTGGTTTTATAGGCTCGATGGCTGGCGTTTTTTGCTATGACCTTCTTTATAGTCTTGCTAGCCTTTTGGTTAAGTTTATCAAGGAAAAAAGGGGGTTAAAATAATGCGCTTTCGATTTTCTTCATTCATAGCCAAAGTGGCTAATTATTGCGAATCTAAGTATAGCAAAATTAAGGTGGTTTTAAAAGTTCGCCTTGACTTGTTTACTTATCGTGTGTATTTCTATAACCCTATGGGTTGTGTATGAATAAGGGGGCATTAGCCGTATGAATTTGAAAAAGTGTGAATGTTGTGTTAGTAGTAAGCTAGGCTTTTGCCCCTTTAACTTTGCTTGCAAGCGTGAACCGTGGGAACGCTTTAAATATTCCCCGTCAACTTTTCCAAATGAGAAAAAAGAGATGTTTCAAAAACCTTTAACCCTTTCCCCCTCTGCAATGGGTAGCAGAATGGAGAATATTCGAAATGTTTAAAAACTTAGGTTCTAAACTTGCCTTTTTGCTTGGTAGTGTTGCTGTTGTTGCAAATACTGCTTTTGCTCAAGACGATGGTGTAGTAGTTACTGCAATCAAAGCCGCCGCAACTAGTGCAACTACTGATTTTGGCGCTATAATTAGCGCTATTACTCCGGTTGCATTTATTATAGTTGTTGCTCTTGTTGGCATAGGTGCTGCTATCAAGCTTTTCCGCAAAGGTGGCTAATATGCGTAACGGTCTCTTTTTTCTCTTTTCTTTCGAGGTGCTCTATGGTTGCTGATTTAATAATAACGGCTATACTATTTGCTCTTGGCGGTGTTAATCCTTTCAAGATTCTTGCCGCTGTTGTTCCTGCGGTATTTGCCATTGTTTGCTTTACTGTTGGCTTGCTTTGTGTTATCAAGCTATTCAATCGTGTTAGCAAGGATTAATAGTGTATAGCTACTCTCATGTTTCACTGCTTGGAGTGCTCCGGAATATGGGAGTAGCATTTCTTTTGCTCCTTCTGCTCCTTCCTGTTTTGTCTTTTTCTGCTATTGTTCAATATCCTGTTGTATTTTCTTACACAGCCGAAAGAATGAATTTTAGTTGTAGTAATTCTTCTGGTTGCCGAGATAGTTATAATAATGTCACAGTTTGGACATCGCCCACAACTGTTGGCTTTCTCGGTTTTACAGGCACTTGGAGTTATCCTAGTGTTTGGTCTTCTTGCGGTCAAGGTGTTACTAATGGTAATATTCTCACTACTAGTTATACTCGTTCTTCTAGTTTCCCTCCTTATGGTTTTGATGTTCGCACAGGTGCGCATGATAACTCTTGTAATATTTGTAACACGGGTTGTCAGTTGTCGTTAGCTCCTTTAACTGTATCTTTTACCGGTTACGTCGAATATAACATACCCGATATTTTTTGTTCTCAAAATCCCGACAATCTTCTTTGTGTTATTCCTTCCTGCTCCCAGCCTGTTCCGGTTTCTGCTGAAGCTTGTAAAGGCGGTCAAGGGCTTTGGCTGCAAACAAGTGCTTTGAGTGCTTCTGTCGTTTTAGGTGGTATGTTTGGAGATTTGAAGCCGTTTCTTTCTTCCGGTGGCGTTAATTACTATAATACGTCTAGCGGTGCTCAATTTAAGGAAACTTTTTTACATTACCAAAATACTCCTTATGATACTTTAACTAATGTTAATGGTTCTCAATGCGTTAATAATTCAGAAGGTCAAATATTTGGTTATTTAGTTTGTCCTTTAGGCTTTGAAACCGAGCCGGATTTGTCTAGTAGTTCCGCTTCTGACAATTCCAGCAGTTCAGGCACTCCCGGCGAAAGCAGTTCCAGTAGTCAAAAGGGTTGTAAGTTTGGTCAAATAGAAATGCCGGATGGTTCTTGTTTTGAGTGTTCCAGTGGAATCATAGTAAATGGAGAATGTCAAGAGGCTGACAAATGTCGTGTTATGGTTAACGGCGTTTGCGTTAGTGAGGAGAATCCCGAAACTTGTTCGGGTGTTATGGTAGATGGCAAATGTTTTTCCGGGCCTCCTCAAAGCAGTTCTAGCGGCTCCGGTGGTGATGGTGACGGTAATTGTAGCGATTTAAGCAATTGTGATTGGGCTAAAGTAGATGTTCAGCTTGCCGAGCTTGGAGTAGCTATTGAAACTAGAGACGCTGTTAGAAACTTGATACAATTGTCCCAAGCTGGTTACAACGTTTCTGAACAGCAGTTGCAAGCATTGCAGGGCCTGCGTTCTGATTTAATAGGCTCTGTTGGTTCGGGCACGAATGAGATAGTAAACTCTATAGACAACCTAGCCCGTATTCTCAATGGTTCTGGTGGTGATGGCTCTGGCGGCTTCATTGATGGCATATCGGGCGGCGTTTCTGATGGCTTGGGCAAGTTTGCAAGTGACACAACCGGTCAAGGCGGGTTAGATAGCCTTTTTGGTGGTCTTGGCGGTGATGGTTTCGGTGGTGGCGGCTTGATGGGCGATAGTTTAGGTGACGGTTCTAGGCAACGTCAAAAAATAAAGCAGGCTATAGGAGTTGACAGCACATCATTTTCTTTTCTTGGTGATAGTGAGCAGTGCCCTGTTATTCCTCTCAAATTTGATGTTGGCATTTGGGGTATAAAAAATGACAATGATTTAGACCTTTGCGACGTTTATGGTTACAATGTAGCAAAAGTATTGCGTGCTATTCTTTGGCTTTCCTTTCTCGTTTATTGTTTTTTCATGGACCTTAATGTATTGCGGTCTGGAGGTCGTTCCTAATGCCTTTGCTTGCTACTTTTTTTCGATTGCTTGCTACTTTTTTGCTTAGTGGCATAGTTGCTCGCATGATAGCCGCTGTAGTTTTAAATGTTGCTGTTCTTGGTGCCATTTTGGTTTTTTATAAAAACTTTTCAGCTACTTCTTTGGATTTTGCTATTTCTTTTTTTGGCTTCTTTGGTTTTGGTGATTTGATAAATCAGATACAAAGCTACTATAATGAGCTTCCGGCTGTTGTTCGCAGTTCATTGGCTTATTTCCGTTTTGGTCCTCTTGTTGGCCTTTTGGTTAATAATTACATAGGTTGTATTTTTCTTGCTTGGGTTTGCCGTAAATTCGGCTAGGAGTTTTTATGAGTTTAAATCCTGCCAATCCATTGAGCCCCCTTTCTCCGGTTAATCCTTTTAACCCTTCTAACCCTGTTGGCGTTTTTGCCAAAAAGAAATCAACAGATATAACAGATACGTTAACGGTTTTGCAAAACGTTTCCGATACAGATGTTTATGTCCATATTGGTTTTGTTTGCGCTTTAGCTCTTCTTACGTTTTTGTTTTATTTGCTGATTACAATCTTTGTTTCCCTTTGGGAATATTTTTGGCTTTGGGTTAAATATGATTCTAGATTTTTTTTCTCTTCCCTTCGTGCGTATTTTGATTTTTGGAAAGACTGGTTTCTTTTCCGTTATCGCAAGTATAAATATTATTTAAAAAAGGGTGATAAATGATTTGCTTGATTACAGGAGTTCCCGGCAGTGGCAAGAGTTTAGCTCTGACAAAGCGTTTCATTATTCCTGCACTCAAAAAAGGCCGCCGGATTTACACTAACATAGATGGCTTGAATGATTCAGCCCCTAACCCTTACATTCTCGCTCTTTCTTTTGCCTCTGGTGTTCCTCCTGAAGATGTTGAGAAGCTTATTTTCAAGTTTCCGTCAAAGGATTTTAACAAGGTGTTGATGGATATGCCAGCGAGCGCAATAGCCATAATAGACGAGGCTCAAATATTTTGGAATGCTAGGGATTTTGCAAGCGATAAAAACAAAGAAGTTCTTCCCTATTTCCAAAAGCATAGGCATTACGGGCATGATGTAATTTTGGCTACCCAGCATTTTGAACAGTTGGATTCTGGAATCAGGAGACTAGCAGAAGTTCATTACAGATTAAAGAGGCTTAAAAATGTAGGCTTGAGCAAGGTTATAAAAGTAAGCGTATTTAATCAAGGTATTTCCATAGAAGGCAAGCCAGTTGCGCATGAAGCTTGGTCTATAGACCGTTCTATATTTGGCTGTTATAAAAGCTATGAGAATAACAAGATAGCAGAGGTTAAGTATAAAAGCCACAATGTTTTTTTGCGTAGTCCTTTTCTTTGGGTTTGCTTCATAGTTGGCTTGTTTAGCGTTTATCTTGTTGTTACAAGGCTTCCTTCTTTTCTTCGTGGTGACATGTGGAATAATCGTTCATTAGAGGTTAAGAAAGACTTCTCCAAATTTGATTTGGGCGAATATGAGGAATATTATTGCGGTGACAAGTTTTATGTTTTGCGTTTTGGCGGCAAGGTTGACACTATACCTAAAAAAGACGTTCCACCTACTTACTGTCCGCATATAAATTTCAATTTTAAGAGGGCTTCAAAATGAATCTTTTTTTCTCATACATAACTAGAGGCCTTTTGTCCTATTTTCTTCTGTGCGTGTTTGGCTACGCATTGTCTTACGCTCAACCTTCTTGGGTTCCTTCTCGCTCCGCTCCTGTTGTTGTTCAAAGCTCGCAACCTGTTGTTGAACAGGTAAAGCCTAAAACGATTATTAAAACAGTGGAGAAAATAAAGTATGACACAATAACGGTAACTAAAATCGATACTTTAATCGTGTATGATACAATCAAGCCTCCCAAGCCTATTTTCTTTTCCTATACGATTTACTATGAAATTCTGGATAGAAAAATCTCTTCCGGTAAAAATTTCTCTTGGAATTATTCAAATACTGCGCAAAAGACGATTTTGCAAAGCAGTGACACTACTTTGCTTAGTTTAGGCTTGGAGAATCTTAGAAGCGTGGGCTACACTTATAATAGCAACGGTGATAGAACTGAAACAGTAGAAAAAATAATAGAAGGCCTTGACATGCGTGTTTATGGAAGCAGTGCAAACATAACTTACAGAATAGAGAACGACCTTTTGAGCTTGAACGGTCGTTTTGACGATTTCGGTTTGTTGATGTTGACTTCTGATTTCAGCCGTCGGCGTTACTTATTTGGCCTTGTTCCTTTGGATTTTCTTTTCAGCTCTAGCAAATACACTTTGTTTTTGCGCATAGAGAAAACGGAGGTTAAGTAGATGGTTTTCGCCTTGTCTTACGTTCTTGGCTATTTTGTTGGCGTTGCTCTTTGCTTTGCCTTTCTTTTGGTTTTCTGTTGGATTTGTTTTAGATAGGAGTAAATTAAAATGAGTTATTGCAATGCAGTCATAAATCATAGTAATTGTGATTTTGATACTAATTGTGGCTTGACTTGCGACCAAGTCTACCAAAGAGAGCTTTCTAATCTTTCTCCGGAAGAAATAGCTAATCTTGGCCCTAATCATTATTCCGAGTTTATGCAGATGTGTGTAGCTTATTATTTCCCTGATGGTTGTCCCGATGGCTCTGGTGGTTCTAGTAGTTCTGTTGGCGGTGGTGGTGGTTTTGAGCTTTCTCCCGGCGCAATTGATAGCTTGAATGTTTTTTTTATTGACGGCTTTCATGGTGGAATCCTTTTTTCATTGCCTTATCTTAGCGGAATCTTTTGCGTTTTCCTTGCTTGTTTTATTTTGATATCTGCCGGCAAAAACACATAGGGGCTTGAAACGCAGTGAAAGCTATAGCAATCTTTTTCGAATATCTTACTAGTATTGCCCTTTTACCCCCTAAACAGAAAATTCCGTTAACTTACGATTACCACACTTACCCTTTACGATACTTATACGGCTTCTCTCTGTGGTGGTGGGTTCTAGGGCTTGCCCTAGTTAAGCAGTCCGCAAAATCTGCGTGTTCTTGTGGGTGTTTGTCAGACGATTTTCGGTCGGGGGCGTAGCGAAGCTAGCCCCCCAACCTGTCACCTTCGCCCACCGCCTCCGGCAAGGGGTTCAGCCCCTCCGGAGCGGTGGCCGGTGCTGAAACCTACGAAAAATAGACATCTGTAGCAACGTATTCAACAACATCTACTACACACGCTATGGGCTTGTCTTAATAGCGTGTGTAGTGGTAGTTAACTATTAACCATAAGCAAAGGAGTAAAAATCTTATGTTTAAGCCAAAAAGAGAAAAAAGAATCCAGTCTAGAAGCTGGCAATTGATTATTCCGACCGGTTGGGAAATCTTGGAAGCTATAAAAGAGCGTTGCAAGGGCATAGCCCGCAACTATTATTTTATTCAGCACGATAACGATAAGAACGAGCTTGGCGAACCGGTGAAACCGCATTGGCATTTATTGCTGTCTTTTGCAACTTCAAGGGAATTGAGCACAATGCAGAACTATTTCAAGGAATGGGGGGATTTTGACGAACCGGAAAAAAAAGAGGAAGAAAATGCAGAAAATGAGCCTGGAGCAAAAGAGGAAACCGAACGGTTAAAGCCTAATAGTTTTGAACGTGTGTATAGTATCAATGGTGCTAGAAAATATCTTGTCCATGCAGAGGACCCTCACAAATTTCAGTATAACCCTAGAGACGTTGAAACTAATGATAAATTATTTATGAATTTATTTCTTCCTACTGCTGACAAAATTACTATTAATAGAAATCTCAAATTTTGTTTTCGCCGTCTCAATGAGTGCAAAACTTACAATGATTTTTTAGACGGCTTTGACGAATTGATGTATAATATGTCTATTAGTCAACAGATGGATAAAGTTATTTCTTTGCGTAAATATTATAATGAATATCATGACAAATCGGGTTTTGGCCATGACGATGGCTTTGACTATGTTTACAAAACCCCTGACGGCTTTGTAGCTACCGCTTACGATTACGAAAAAGAATTAGAAAATCTTCCGTTTTAACCATAGGAGAAAACAAAATGTTTAAATTAAACATTACTAACGTTATTCGCTGCTTTAAGAAGCTCGATATATTTTTCATTTTTTTTAACTTGTTTTCATTTTTTTTCGGCTTCCTTGCTGGTGTTGCTTTTGTTGTAAAAATGTTAGAAGTTTATTTACAAAAATAAAAAAAAAAGCTAATGTAATTTAGTAAGCGTTTATTAAGGGTTAGGCATCCCGTGAGGGTGCCCCCCTTTTGTAGTATGTGTATTAGCTTGATACCCTGCAAAATAAAACTATTCCAACTAAAACTAATTTTCATAAAAAAAATAATCAAAAACAAAAAAAACTTACCTATTTCAAAAATAATTTTGTATATTTATAAGTATGAAAACATTTTCTTTTGCTCTCGCCTTCGCTCTCTTGACTGCCTCTAACTCCTTTGCGCAAAAAGAAAAAAATAAATCGAATGACGCTTTTCAAAAAATGAGTAAGTCTAATAAAGAAATTCAGAAAGAAGAACGTAATTTAACAGAAGAACAAAAGCAAGAGCGTGAAAAACAAATTGAAAAAGATTTAGAAAACTGTTTTGTTATTTGTGAAAATGGTATTCTTGTAAATTATGATGGTAAAGTAAAGGTTAATCATGAAGGTAAATGTTCCGGTATGTCTGTTTATGCTTCTAATGCTAAACATCACAAACAAAACAAAAAAGTAGCCGAGACCTGCGGCAAGTAACTTATCCACCGAAGATAGCTTTAATTATAGGTGTAGTTATAGCGTGTATTCCCCAATACATTTCTACAAATACGTAATAAATAGCTATAATCATAAGCAAGCAAAAAACGGCAAACATCATAAACCATTTAATGTTTTTCTTTATTTCTTTGAAAATGTATTCCACAAACAATTTTATAATTTTTTCCATATTGTAAATATATAAAAATTTTTCATCCCCCCAAAAAAACAATAAACATTTTCATTTATTTTTCCGATATTTATAATAGCTTTTTGTGTAATGTTGAGGAATGCTTTTGCACCTTTAGTGCGTGGAGTAAGCTGACAGCATGAAAGGCCTACGCATTGGCGAATATATGCCGGGTTAAAACTATTGTGCTATTAATAAGCACGTTTCAGGAATGATGGCTTTTAATATTTGTTTTTTGCGTGGAAACTCTAACATCGAGGTAAAAAATGAACGTTAAGAAAAAATGTTCTCCCTTCGTTGGCATTGATGTTTCAAAAGAAACTTTCAATGCATATTTCACCGGCCAAGATTTCAAGTATTCCAATTCTTCTAAGGGTTGGAACAAGCTTTTAAAGGAAGCTCCTGCTAATTCCATATTTGTTATGGAAGTAACCGGAACTTATCATTACAAGCTTGCAAGTTACTTGCACTCTAAAGGCAATTTAGTCAAGGTTTTCAATGCTTTGCGCTTTAGCCATTGGCTAAAATTGAAAGGCTATGACAAAGCCTATACTGATTTGCTTTGTGCTAGGTATCTTTCGGAGTATGCAAACACAGACGATACTAAAAACATTCCTTGCTGGGAACCATTGCACCCGAAGCTAGCAAGAGCTAGGATTATATTGACAATTCTCCGCCGTCTCTCCAAACTGGAAAGACAAGCCGGTAATGTTAATGAATCTGCCTCTAAAGTATTGTCAGAAAATGATAATCTTTTAGATGTAATGGGTGGTGTTAGTGATTATTGCCTAGAGCAAAAATATAGCTTAGAAAAAGAGCTTGTAAAAATAGTTTCAGATGTTTTTCCAAAAGAGTTTAAATTACTCTTAAGTATTCCCTCCATAGGTAAAAAAACAGCAGCTTCTATTCTTGCTATAAGCGGTGGTTTTGGTAACTTCAAAACATCTTCTTGTCTCTCTTCTTACTTTGGTCTCTGCATTAGGCTAAAGGATAGCGGCACAAGCGTTCATTTCAAAGGCAAGATAACGAAGCTAGGCAACTCTTATTTGCGTGGCTTGCTTTATATGTGCGCAATGACCGCTATTCATAAAGAGGAGCGTTGTAAAGAGCTTTACAGTAGGCTAATATCAAAAGGCAAAAACGGAATGTTAGCCTTAACAGCAGTCATGCACAAGCTTGTAAAAATTTCTTTTGGAGTTGTTAATAGTGGAGTATCTTACAAAAGCATTTAA